AACTTAATATCCATCGCCCCGGGTAAATCACGATAACCAAAAGTATTGTGGCTATAATTCCAGATTAATGCTTTAGTTGGGAAATCATCGTCTGCCTCGGGATAGCAAACCCAGACTTCATTGGTTTCATGGTTATGGGATAGAAATGTTCTTGAGCTATTTGTTGCGCCATCCAAAGCTGTGAACAGATTGGATCTAATCCGGCTATCACCGATGGACTGTTTATTAACCCCGTCATGCACAATAAGATCGTCAGTGGTTAAAACACAATGTTGTCCACCAAAGCTAACCCAGCACCGTTTTGCAAATATCCCTGAATCAGCGAAAATTTCTCTGAATTGAAATATATTCTGACCGCCGATAAACCTCATAGACTGAGTGGAATGTTCCCCGTAAATAATAAAAGAGTCACGCAAAGCCCCACCATCAACAAGGAAGCCGCCGTTAGTCGATACAGTAGTACGGCCAGCGTCTTTGGTTGCATTGGTATAATCCCATGTAGAAGGCACGGCACCAGGGTCAGCAGGATGCGACCACCTTACCATATAGGGGTAACGTGTGCCTGATTCCGTTACATCAAGCGCGATAAGGAAGTTCTTGAAAGGCTTAACAACGGCTGCAGTAGTATTCGCAGGCCAGTTGCTCAAGTCGGCAAACTTAGTACCCGGTGCGGGCGGATTGTGCATTTGTGGGTCATCAACACCATTGCACATGATTGGAATGCCGTTTAAGTCGCCACCCGTCCATTCATCGTCCGCGTCACCTGTATAATTCACGTCTACAGAGGCCGATTGCCTGGTTACGTTGGTATGAGTTACGCCATCGGTGATATAGGCTTTTGTCAGCCCTGCATACACCCAGTAAAATTGGGTAACGCCCTCTTCAGGGAAGACTTGGTAAGGCACTATTGAGGCGGCACCAAACGGCTCGATGTGTCCTAGTGACTTTTCTGCATACCCGTCATTAAATCGGACATTCGTCGCCGCGCTCCATGCCTCAGCAGGAATCTCATTGCTAGGGATATCCTCAATAACCCCGTACTGGCCCGTTTTGTCAAACGGTACAATCATGCAATTAATTCCATAGCGAACCATGTTAAACGGCCATCGGCGGTTCCCTGAGCATTCAAGGCTCCCCCACTATTTTGGAAACAAAAAAGCTCAAAATAATCAGTGGCAACCACTGTTAGCACTGGGCTAGTAAGGTATAAATTGGCAAATTGTCCAGCCGTTGGCGATAACTCCTGCGCACTAACCAGCCCCACGTATGTTGATACGCCATTTTTATGAAATGATGCTGATCTATATCCAGTTGCATTGGCGGCAAACGACAAGCCAGCCGTCAACCTCACTTTAGTAACACCTGCCGGAACGGTCAGCCTAGAGTTATTGGTGACAGTGTCGTGGATTGTGCTTGTATCATAACTTTCTTGGTCAAACGCTATTTTTTCAGTTCCATCATTATTTGCTATGGATTGATTGCCGTCGATATATACAAGGCTCCCCTTGAACGCAGGAGCTTTAGCGTCTAACTGCGTCTGTATGTTGCTTGTGACTCCATCAGAGTAGTTTAATTCGTTTACGTTCGCCGTAATGCCATCAAGAGTATTAAGCTCTGTATGGGTGGCTGACACGGCGCCAGTAACGCCTGGAAATGAGTTCAAAAGGACGTTCTTGATACCCCGGATATGGTCATCACCCTCTGATTTGGGATCGCTTGCCCCGACTGGATTGGTGTTTACAAGGTCATCGATAAAGACTGAGGCTCCCGTAAGTGATTCTAAAGGCATACTGTTTCTCCTAAGGCGTGTAAGTATCTGTCTGCATGTATAAAGAAGCACCTGAATAACGCGCCTCGTTGTCTTGCTTATTAAGTGCATTAACCTCTGCATTGTATAAACCCGCCCATGTCGCTATTTTCTCGTTATCATCAAGATATGGTGCCGCCTGCACTAAAGAGGCATACAAATAAACCCCCGGCTGGTTGGTTAATAGCCAATTAGTGTCATTATCACCAGAAAGTGCCGGGAAACGGGCGAAATACTCGATTTCTACCGTATAACTGTCATCAGGCACGGGCTTGAATTGAAACTCATCACCAAGAATTGAGTAGACTTCAGGCTGTCCCGTTGTTTCACTGGGATAATTGATATCCATCTGCTCAGGCGTGAGGTATTTCAATCTGACCTGATTAGAGGCAGTGTTTAACTGGATATTCCGGGCCTTAATGAAGTCAGACGGCATATCTGCGTACTGTGTGGAGATCGAGGTCTTGGCCCGCTTCTCCTTCTGACGAATGCGAACATCTCGACCTATGGCAGATTCAGCCATAACGATAAATTCAGGAATACGGGCGGTTAGATCGCTACGGTCAACCCAGTTGGCCACCGCTGTCTTTAATTCACTATAAGTCGATATTGCCATATCCGTAACGGTCTCCGGTGAATAATTGTGTCCCGCCTTGCGTCTCGATCTTTAGCCCAAGACCTCTTCCGATGCCTACCCAGTATTCAATGCAAGGACGCTGATGCTTATAAGCCTCAAGCGCCGTCACTCCCACTAGAAGGATATCTTTAATCTTCTTGATGACCGCAAATGCAAGCATGTAAGCAATCGAGCAAGAGAAATAATCCCCGCCTATCTTAATAGCATCCTCAATAGGATATCGCGTGGCTGTGTTGTAGAAATTGTCCTGCATGTAGAGCGGTTGCCATACATCAGGAAGCCTCTGTGTATAGGGGAGGTCTTTAACGTCTTTAGGAGCATGAAGATCAAAGAGAACATCCATACTTGCCCATTCACCATCCCAGGGCATACCCCAAAGCTCACGATCTTGTGGGATCTCGCGGTCTTCAGCCATGCCAATGATCGCTATACCCATTTAACCCTCTGCTTACTAAACGGCTTGCCGTGGACAACCATTAAGTGAGGCTCATGCTCTTGCACGTACATCAAAGCCCTACGCACCTCTTCAGGGTCAGGGGAGAGAATCTTGTACCCCATCTTATGAAGTCTATCCACGTCACCCTTGTGGAAGCTCGCCGCATGAACCATATCACCCTTGTATTTCTGTATAGCTTTAGAACTGAGCGAGTTTTTAATTGCCGTGTTCTGATCTATAACAGGTTGAGCATCATATGATGACTTGATGACTAACTTATCCTCAAGCTCATCATAATATGATGTTTCAGTTATCTCGCTCATTCAACACCCAAAAAAGACACTGTATAAGTAATTGAATCCGCATCCCCATGAACTGCCGTAACATCTACCCCTTGAGGAAGAACATCTTTAGCAATCAGGTTAGCAGAAGCCGTTAACCCAGGATCAACCCGTAAGATCGTTGTGCCTGTGGTGGTAATTGCAGCAGATGCCAGGATATCCCATGTCTTGCCACTCAACGGATCAACACCCTTAATCGTAAACACAACCGAGGGGGTAGCAGTGACCGCTGTGACATCAATGACAAACACCCCCGCCTTGCTACCCAGCGTCACCTTCGACGTGGTTGGCGTGGCTGTGCGAGCCGCTGATTCATAAATCGTAACTTGCTCTTTCACATTCATATATCACCTTAAAATGAAGGGGGCCGAAGCCCCCGACACTGTTAGCGGTTAATGGTCACCGAAAAGCCGACCGGCACCGTATTGGTTGACGCGCCAGAGGTCGTTAGTTCTAACCAGTCGCCAGCCACCAGATGGCGGTTGGCGGAAGTTGGAACCAATGAATCAATATCACCTTCAGCCGAGGCTGTGTGAGTGATAGAGATCGTACCCATTGACGAATTACCCTTACTGACAGTAATCACAGCCGGGGCAGTGGCGATAGTTCCACCAAGCACCGTGCTGACATTAATCACCTCGCCTTCCATGTCATCAGTGATCGGAATGCGAACACTAGACGCTGTGGATACATCGGCGATCTCACCTGTCAGAAAGATATTTTGCGCACTAAAACTAGGCATAATATTTCTCCTTATGACAAGTCAGTGATGATGCCGTGAGCAGCTTCGTTGCGCATTTCCAAGGTGTACTCGACCAAGATTTGCTTACGGTCTGAATCGCCTGTCTTAGCCAGATCAGAGCTTTGGAAGTCGCGCAATGTTGCAAAGGCCACATGCTCAGTATCAAAGAAGTAAACCACGTCAGCAGGGCAGAAGCGGTCAGGAACCAAGCGAACTTCATTACCTAATGGATCGATATAGACATCAACTGTATTGGTAATTTTCTTGGTTTCGCCATCGTGTGTACGTGTAGCGTTACCAGAGAAAGAAGCAAACTTCTGTTTCTGAGCTTTGCCAAGAATGGCGATAGTAGGATTGCCGCCTGAATCCCAGGCTTCACCCAATACTTCTTCCACGAAAGACTCTTGCAAGGCGCGAGCCGTACCGTCTGTGTGGATGTCTGAACCGTCACCAGTTGCCGCTGTAGCATCACTAGCGATGTTCTGGTTAGTCGTGATCCATGCTTGAGCGCCTGCAGTACGGCGTGCAGTAGTGGTTACACCGGCAGCATAAGCAACGTTACCCAAAAGGGCAGACTCAACATCGCGCTTGAGTTCTTTCATGCGCTTTTCAAGTTGATAAGCCATTTCTGATGCACGGCCTGCACTGTTCATGTCTTCCTGAGTACCGGTAACGCGTGGCACCTTGTCAGAGATTTGAGTGTAGTTGGTATTGCGTACAGCCTGTACCAGTGCGTCAGTTGTTGCGTCATCGCCCTCAAGTACCGCATTAGCGGCTGAGGCGGCTGCAAGTGCATCTGTCAGCCATTCGTGTTTTGTGGAAGTCGCAGTGGTCTTAGGGATACTGGACATGAAAGGGGTTTCGGTTGGCGAAATATCATAAATGATATCGCTCAAGTCTTCCCGATTACCTATTGCTGCATAGGTATTTTGTGTATTTGATGGTAATGCCATTGGTTGAATCTCCTATACTTTATTAACTCGGTTAAGGAGGATTTGATGCAGGGCATCGCCTCCGCCATCTCTTTTAAGTTGTTCCCGAAGTTTCTTAGCCTCAAGCTGCTTGCTTGGTATCTTTGCAGCAGTTGAGCCTGGCTTTGCAATTTTTGGTGCCTTTCGCACTCGATTAGTTACTTTGGGGCTTTCCTTCTGGAGAGCATCGAACTGGCGGGCCTTGTCCATCATTACGATGAGGCTTGCGTTCTTTGTGTTGGCGTAGTCTTCGCTTTTCATGCCCTGACTTACGGCATATTCGCCGATAGCAGACCATTCCTTGTGCAAGACTGCGTCATCGCTCCATGCTGGATACGCCTTCAGTAGCTTTGCGCTCTCTTCTGCAATCAATTCCTGATTAGCACCGTTATCAATGGCAGCTAGCTCGCTACGCTGATCTTGTGCCTTCTGGTAAAGATTGCCGATCTGAGCTTGACGATTCTGGAAGTCCATCTGCTTTGCAGTGTACTCAGCAGGATCATCAGCCCGTTCCTCTTCCCAATTAATACCGTTGTATTCGCTTAGGAGTTCGTTATAGGCAAGCTGTGAAAGACTTTCTAGTTGCTCAACCTTCTCGGCGATTAAGCCTTGAGCTTCGGTTAGTTTGGATTGCAGAGCTTTTTGAGTCTCTGCTACTTCCGTACTTTGCTTATTGAGATGGCCTTCAAGTTGATAGCTTTTCAGGAGATCGGAGAACTTGGCCTGCCCCTCTTCACCATCAATCTTGGTGCGCACAAGTAATTCACCGTCATCACTGACAGTAAATTGATTCTCATCGGCACCTAGATATTCGGCAATGTGGGATAACTCGATTGAGTCAGACGGTTCGCCTTCCTGAGCCTCAATATCAGACGGCTCGGCTTCTACGGATTCATCTACAGCTTCGGCCTCTAGTTCTTCAGTGGCTTCAACTGCTTCTTCAGGGGCTTGCGCCTCTAAATCTTCATTTGCTGCTTCAATGTCTTCAGACACAGCAACAGGCTCGGCTGGCTCACTTGGAACCAGCTTTGCCATCAGTTTATCGTGGATACTTTCTTCAACGCCCTGCGGGGTAGCTGACATAAATAAAATCTCCGTCTATGAGCTCATTGGCTCGGGAATAATCGTCATCACGACGTTTGTGGCCTTATGGCCCAGAGCTTATTAGGCTCTGTCTAGATATGATCACCTCCAGTTTGGCAAAGATAAATCCTTGCCATGGTTGCCACCAAATCCATATTTAATATTTGCGGCCATTCTTCTAACCCTTGCCGCTTCAAAGCTTTTGTAAGCACCTAATCTTTTTGGAACACTATTAACACAGATTACAGCCACCCATTTTCTCTCTAAGTTACTGAAGTGAACTCCAATCGCTCCGCTTCTATTATTTTTTGGAAGCCTCCGGTTTCTACTATTTTCAATTCTACTAGAACCCCTTAAATTTTCCCATCTATTATCTGTTCTGTCATTATTTATGTGATCAACTTCATCTTCAGGCAAATCGCCAGTCATATAGATAAAAGCAAGCCTATGAGCGGCATATTTCTTCTTGTTTATTTGTATGCCAATATACCCATCTGTGCCTTGACGGCCAGCAATAGTACCTGGTGAGACACGCCCTCTTTTTACCTTCCAGACAAAATCCCCTGTTTCTGGGTTATATTCCATCAATTCCTTGAGGAACTCCTGTGAAATCATTATGCCTCCTTACGGCAGTGAAACATTCAGTTGAGGCTGTAAAACCTCTGCAAAAACTCATCTATGTCCTCTGCAAGCCTCTTTTCTGTTGGGCCTGGAGTCATATCTTTATGGCTTAGATTATAGGTTGATTTCTTTGAGTTTTCCACACCCCACTCAGTTACTAGGGCTAAACCTAGATCATCGTTTATCTGGTCGAGGTAATCTTGCCGATTATCTACGTCAATCGGTAGATATAGCGGGTTAAGTGGGTCTAATTCATCAACCAATAGGTGAAAGTTTTCCTCTAGCTCATCTAATGGCTTGTTTCTACGCCTCCATGACTCTGCTACCAGGTAAGGATGACGCAATGGGATGATAATCTTGTGGTTAAGCCTCTTTATCGCATCAATACTATTGCGGGTTAGGTGCCCAACATGCAAAAAGTCATCACATTCAGGCTTTTCATAGAATGATGCCCAGTGTATTTGGCCAAATAGCTTGGCGAGGAACTTAGTTCCAGTGTGTTGAATGGTGGGGATAGTGAAAATCACTTACCCTTACCACCCTTCTTCTTCTTGCCTTTCTTACATGCTATGATGGTCTCCTTTGTTAGTGCCTGCATTTTCTAGACGTAGGTTACAGGCGACCTACAGCGACGGGGAGAGAGGCCCGGCCTAGCGTTTGAACTGTCGAGGTTGCTCCGGTAGCTCCGAAATCTCGACAAAATCAGCAATCTCGCCTTCTTCAATATAATTATTAATCTCTCTCACTACGCCAGCTAGTAATTGCTTGGTAATCACAAGCCGTGTGCAGCGCTCAAAGTCATCGGCGTTAGCTGAGAGCATATTAGACTCGATACGCGCTCTCAGGGCTTCTAAAGCCCCCTGAAAGACAGGATTAGCTAATAATGCCTGTGCATCTGCTGCTCTTATCTGCTTTTCGTTCATATCTTCTCTCTTTTCTCTGTATTTGGGAATGCGACTTCTTTCCCACAATCGCATCGGTAAACCCTATAAAACATCTTCTCGCCTGGGCCTGCCATGTCAAAACTCACGCCATCAGTTCTTAGGAATATATGACAGTCCATCCAGGGTTTATCCCTTGCTATCCACTCATCTGCACTTGGACAAATCAATGTATTCTCCTCAAGGCTCTCTCTATAGCCGTTTCATCATCCAAAAGGAAGGGATCGTGGTCTAAAATACCATTTTCCCATGCTAGCTTTATATCCTCCCACTCATTAGGAGTGATTGGTTCTTCTTTACAATATTCTTCATATTGTATCTTATCGCAGAGTTCTTCCATCAATAATCCACTCAACTGACAAGCCTTCTACCTCACCCGTGGTGTTAGCCCCTGTGCCAGGGCCGAATCCTTTGACATTAACCCTCACACTAATGTCCCCGTGGCTGGGTCAAATGTCTTAGCCGGTTCCTGTAGTCCTGCGCCTACACCTTTATCACCTAGATCAACCTTCATACCCTCAAGCATGGCCTGGATCTCTAGTTTAGCCGCCTCGATAGTCTCCTTGGAGATGCGGTCAGCTTCATTATTGGCCGCTTGCATACGAATCTTGAGGTCTTCCATCTCAGCCGCGTGTTGTGCCTTGGCTTGCTCCATCATCATATCAACCTCAACTTTCATCTGCTGCTGTTGCATATTGAATCGACCTTTGACTTGTTCAACCTCAGCCAATGGGTTGGGAGGTGGCGGCTGTTGTGCAGCCTGTTGCTGTAATTGCTGGTATTTCTCACTCATCGGGTTCATGGCAAAGCGTTCAGCGTTCTCGATGTTTACCGTGCTTAGCGTTTCATCAAATAGGTTGTAAGCCTCTTCAGGGCCAACTAATCCGATCTCTTTCAATGACTCCTGCAGGGCGTTTACGAGCGTTAATTTCTGCCGCTTCTCTTCCTCTGAACCCGTACCCAAACCGACTCTCACAGTCATATCGGTACGCTCACGCCATTCTGTAGGGTTGATCTCAATATATTTGCCTCTGAGCTTCATTTTGCGTGGCACGTCCTGATGTTTAATCAATAGCTCATGAACACGCAATACTAGTTCTTTGACACCTGTCTCTGCTGTCATTCGGAGGATCATCTCAACCTTCTGCGAGGCTCTTGATACACCCTCCATAAACGCGCCCTTGGTGGTGTCTTTCAGCACGTCAGGGTCTACGTTAGTGGATAGCTCGTTTACCCCTGAGCGTTCATCCTTCATGCCGTCGATATAGTCAATGGCTGGTAGTATCTGGTTGATTATCGGCGTAACAGGCAAAGGCATCACCATCCCCTGTACAGGGAGGTCTGTCTTAATGCGCTTCAACCCGTTGGGCAGGGATTGTAAAAAGTCAGGAACATGGGCTAGCTCGTTAATCACGTACTGCTGGTTATTCGATCCGTACACGTTATCCATCAATTGACGGGTTAATACGGTTTTAATCTGCTGCAGGTCGGCTAAGTCATCATCTAAAGACTCGCCGATATGCCGATGGGGAACCCGCTTGGTGGTCATTGATGTCAAAGCCACACAATCTACAACCTCATTCCAGCCATCACCTGGCGGAATACGGTCAGCCACAGTAATTACTTTACGAAGTTCAGCCTTACCGTCTTTATCGTAATCAACCAGAATATAGGCTTCAGAATACTCAATCTCATCCATAGACCTATCAACGGACAAGCTGTCATCCTCAGACTCTTCATTCATCGAGTCTCTTGAGGTGGTTTGATTGTCTGCTGTGCCATTATCTGAGCTTGCGGGTAGTGCATCCACCCAGTCAGCGTCCATGCCCATCTCAATGAGTTCAGTCCTGGTCTTGGTGGTAAAGTGCTCAGTGAATGGCGATGTTTGTGTGCCTGCTCGAGCACGTTTGGATATACGTATCTCTTCAGCAGGTACGGCTTCAATCCGCACACAGCCCTTCTTGGTCGTTACCCGTAGCTTAAGGCTAAACGTGGTGAGCGGGCCTTGCTCTGTCTCTACCACCTCTTCGTCCTGCTCTAATACCTCGACCTCTGAGCCTTCCTGTTCTAGCTCTTGGAATAGCTTAACTAGCCCAATCTCTGTCAACCCTGAGTAATCAACCTCCCGGGTCTTTTCTGATTCATCCCACCAGTGCTTTACATAGCCGTTCTTCAGTAGGAGCGCGTCTTTCACCCAATCGTGAAGCGTCAACCAGCCGCCATTGTCCTTCATGATGACGTGGTTAATATAATCCGCCTCTTGGCTTGCCCCTTCCTCATCTTCTTCAGATGTCGCCATGAAATCGACAAGGTTCCCACTCTGGGTGTATGCCTTCATGATGGCAGGCATGATCCAGCCGACAGTATCAGCCAGGTCTTTAGAGACTACCTGTGACCGACCCTTCTGCTCATCGCCGTAAGGTCTGCCGTGGTAGTGATCCATCGCCGAAGCTCGCTCATTGGCCAGCTCAGTTGTTTCATCGCCTAACGATTGCGCTCTATGTGAGCGGATAATGGAGACTAATTCATCGTCTGAAAGTTTAGGCATGTCTATCCTTCTCGGCAGTTGCGGCACATGCCGCCTTCATCACAATATTCACAGAAATCCTTACCGCAACCCTCACAGATTATGGCGTCCTTGTTATTGATAACGCAGCCACAATCGGCGCACTGGGTCTCACAAAAGACAGACTTAATCCTGTCCATAATTACACCCGTGTATTCAAGAATAGCCATTACAGGTACTTTTGATACTCTTCATCGGTTGGAATAACCAGGTTGTCAAAGTCTCTAAAGCCTTTCGCCTTTAATGCCATACGAATACGGCCTATGCGCTCAACCAATGACAGGCTGACACTCTGCCCTTCCCATATCTTAGCTGCTCGCTCGTTAGCCCATTCAATCGTCTGGAATTTGTCTGTGGGCTGGTCATTATTCTTAACCGGCTCACTCTTCTTTGCCGCCTCTTTGATGGCCTGTTTCAATCGCTTATTACCCCAATTACCCTTAACCTCAATACCAAGCTCACCGGCTTGGCTCATTAGCTCTGTGTCTAGTTCTCTCATCTCTCTCACCTGTCTGAAAATACTACAATTTTATCCAAAGCGTCGGCCACTTCTTTGACCTGCTCTAGCGTGAATACTTCAGCGTCCTTAAATATTACCGTCAGTAATTTATCTAGCTCGCTCATAATATACCTATAATGTCATATTCTAGTGGTTTTAAGTAATCCTCATGGATTAATTTCATTGGGTTTGCCTCACTCATCATAGCACAATCGGCTATATTCGGTGATTCGATCTTTAACTTGGACTTCATTTCATCCTTCGCCATGATCTGTATTAATCCTGTGCCAGCGTTCTTCAGGGGTATGCGGCATAGCTCACTCCGCATCTTCTGCAGGCAGTCAATATCCGAGCTGATGCTTATCATCGAGTCTATGGGGATCTCGCCGTCACCTTTCACCACCCGGCGATAAGTGTTGTAAAACCTGTCCCTTAGCTTCCAGTAGCATTGAGCGCGCTTATTCCTAAAGATGTCCTTATTCCTCTTGTTCTGATGCTTCAGCCCTCGCTCAACCGGCTCATACATACTATTGGGGTCTTCTGCTGTCTCAGCCCCATTGAACATATCCCACTTGATCTTAGTGTCCTTGAGTGTGTCCTTTACCTGACGCTTAAGACTTACACCTAATCCGCCGTAATCCCACCGAAATACATCTGCATTAAGGTCTATCGCCTGATCTAATGCCCAATCACAGCCGTCATTTACATCATCCTTCGTGTTCTCTTCTGCAGCTAGTATCACGTTGCCGTGCCTGTACAGATAAGCCTTAGCATCACCTGAGTCTGAGGGGTCGTGTGTCAGCACCTTCTGCCCTCTGGGCTTGAATCCTACAACCTTGTGAGCGTCAATTGCTGCGTCAAACCACTCAGCCTTGATGATTGAGTTTTCTACAGAGTCGTTAAACTTTCCCTCCCATATCCAGTCATATTTAGCTCTGTCTAGGTTGCTATAATCCCAATTCCTGAGCACCTCTTGTCTGTCATTCCACCAAGGGTTATCGCGCCAGTTAACCACAACGATAAGATGCAATTCATCTTCATAGAATCCATCGCGGTCTAGGTCTGCAAGGTACGGTGTTATAAATCGCTTTGAGAATGCGTCCTCTGATGATTGCGGGTTCGCCGTGAACCAGCACTCAGCTCCAGGATTACGGATAATGGTAGGTAAGAGCTTGTCTAGCGAGTCTTGGCTTGCCCTATGCGCCTCTTCAAACCATGAATACTTATAGTCTTGAGCGGACTGAACCGAGTCAGGGTTCCTCGATGCCCCCTTATAGGTTGTTGATGCACCATTAGGCGCAATAACTTTATTCTCCAGGATAGTCCAGTCATCCAACTTCAACCTTTTATTGATCGACCCCTTGAATACCTTATGCACTGAGTCAGACAGGCTATCTTGATACTCTCGAAGGCAGTAAATGTCTGCGCCTTCGGTGTCCATCTTAAAAGTGAATATATCGCCAACACCGATTGATTTACCGCTCCCTCGGCCTCCAATTATCACCTTTATCGGCTTTGAGGTTCTCATTACCCTCTTGAGCTTACTGTTAATCCTCATCCGAGGCATCGAAAACTCCAGCGTCAACAAATTCAACCGTCCAGTTCATATCTACAGGGTTATCTTTCTGTCCACCAAGGTTAACGTCCTGCTTATCTGAATAGCCATGCTTTGTAAGCATCATCTTGGTTATGTTGGGATTGAAGTCGCCTGTAAGGCCCTTACCAGCAAGCACACGCTCTTGTTTTGCCATGATTGCCTCTAAGATGTCTGAAAACGCTTCCTTTCCCTCCTCATTACCCCACTCATAGAGTGTTCCACGTGAAACATTCAGCTCACATGCCAAGCCTGCAATAGTTGGGACTGGGTCTCCTAGCTCTGCATAACTGTCTAGGTATTCCTTAGACTTTATAAGGATATCTTTATTATATTTTGTTGGTCTTCCTACTGCCATAACGCCCTCCAGAGGGTAGCTATTTTACTATCTTGATGTGTGGCTTTACGTCAAAGTTTGGTGTTACATCAGCCAGCTTTTCAGTCGCCACCTTCAATCTCTTTACTGACTTCTCCAGCTCCTTTACTGCATCCATCAATTTCTGGTCTTTCATTTCTCTCTCCGTATATCATTTCCCATGCATCTCTATATGCCTTGGAGTTTGGTCTAATCCTAATAGAATCGCCGGTTACGTCGTTTGTGCTCACTTGCATTTCCTCTAATTATAACCTATTACTTAATCACTATGTATATGCGACCATATATCTATAATAGCACTGTGATCTGGATTCCTTGCGGTTGTGACGGGTATGAGCTAGATATTTTCGACTAGCTGTCTGTCCACGTTGTAGGGTTTCCAGTTTCATCGCTCCAGGTATCGTCATCAGAATCCCAGTTGGTGACGTATGTGTTACCGTTCAAATCCCAGAATGTTGTGTTGTTATCCCATGTTGTTTCTGTGGGGTTTTGATGTGTCCATATGCTGGCGTTGGTTGGTACGTCTGACCATATTTCTGGAGCCTCACCAACCTGGACTTGTCCAGATGACGAATAAGACTCTAACTGTCCATCACCGCCTACATTAACCTCTAGCGTAACTGTGCCAGTTGAGCCATAGACACCTAATTGACCATCGCCACCTAAATTTATCTCTAGGGTTATTGCACCACTAGAGCCATAGTTTTCAAGCTGCGCCGTTCCGCCACCAACATCAATTCCGGCAACAGTGGAGTCTATACCGTAATAACTATTAGCTACTGTCTGTCTGTCACCAACAGCAAGAGAGCCATCGGGAACAATAGACGCGCCAAGAAACGCCAGCCCTAGTGAGGCTATCGAAGCGCGTTTTCTCCTTGAGTCGATCGCCATGACTAGGTGCTATCTGGCATCCTGACAACGATATCAGCCGTCACCCTTACGGGTTCATCGGTTTGTACTGATGTGCTGGTTAAGCCTACCTCGTTGGTCGGGTCGCTGAATCTCACTACTTCCAGGTCAGCAGAGGTTGCAATAGTCGCGTAGCTTATCGTCCCCGCGCTTACCGGTGTTTCGTCATCAGTGTAATTAGCCTCACTGTAGGTGATTACCTCAGCGCCGGTATCGGTAGACACTACACCGCTGGCTGCTGAATAAGTACAGGTCGCCAAAAGCACATCGCCAGATGTGTAAAAGTTTAATTTATGGCTTGTCCCGATATCACTATTGAGTGAATCGGCCATATTATTGCTAGATGCTGCTGAAACTGTAACCGTCATTTTAATCTCCTATGGGCCTGAAACACCTTCAGCCTCGGAATATGTTGTGCCGTCATCGGATAGCGCCTTTTTCCATGTAACCGTACCAGCATCGTTATGGAACTCTTTTGTTGTTGCTGTAACGTCAACCTTATTCCTTAAGGCCATGTATAAATACATCACCGCCTCCTCAAAAGTCGGAGTGGCCGTTGGTGCGCCTTGTGCCATTTCTGAAATAGTGTCTGTCTTAAGCACATCGACTACCTCAGCATTTATCTGCGCCATAAAGTTGGCGTCAAGCGGATCACCAGAGCCTGAGCGAGTCCACTTAATGCCATCTTCTGTGCCAGATCCGGCCAGAGTAATATTCGCTATGGCGTCCCCTGCTGTAATTGTTATTGGCTGGAAGGTTATGGACTGTTGAGTGCTTGCAAGAGCTGCACCATCTGCTCCTGTTATTATATCCAGATCATTCTGAGCTGTTGTCAGATCACTTGCCAATGCTGCATTATCTGTACCCCTCATATCGGTGTTAGTTGTAACCGTAGGTATTACAGCCCCTGTATGAGTTACCGCTGCAAGGGTTACATTGCCACTCGCGTCTGTGTTCAGATCAATACCGCTATAGAATGCAGAGGCGTTGTTTTTGGTGTAAATCTCTACAAAGGAGTCATTTACCAGTGCTGCGTCCTGATCTTCGAATTTTGCTATCAGTCTAGCCGCCTGCATTTCTGTGGCAGTTAGAGAGCATTTCAAGATGCCATTGGCGAAGGTGGCTGTGTTTGTGGTTCCGGCGAAAGTGGCTCCACCATCCGAGGAAATCTTGACATCGTTAGCAGCCGGAGTGAATGCCGTTGCTCTCGCTTCAGGATTGGCGGTGATATAAACATCAAAATAAACGTCATACGCTACACCATAATCGACCACTACATTGTTCATATTAGTTCCACCTTCTTCTCCACATAAAATTTAACCCTGCTGCCACCGGGTCTACCGTAAATGTCGGCGTTGCAACAACAGGGCTTGCGCTTGTAGTCAGTGCGCTTGCTGGAATTGTAGCAGTTATTGTTTCTTGTGCCGTTATATCATAAGCAGCCGCCGCGCTAAGTGTGATTGTCACTACTGTATTGCTGGTGCGAACTACAGCCGTTACAACTTCTTTTGCTTTGACTTCAGCATCCCAGCCTGTTGCCTCAGCTTGCGCGGAATCTAACCCATTTATAATGTTCTGGCGTTGTGCATCGAATGTAGCCCCAGCTGTCACCCATGTGTCGCCTGTAAGGGTGAGAATTATCGTCTTTCCACCAGTGACAATATCATCCTCATCTATTGTGGCCGTTGCTGTGCCTGTTAGTGCCGCCGATACACTCGCAGCCGCCTCATAAGCAATAATAGCCGCTTGATATTCTCTTGATGCTGAATTTGATGCTGTTGCTGAGAATGTCGTTGTAGATGGCGCAATGCGGTATTGCAGAGAGGCTTTATTCCAGATAGCACCCTCAGCTATAGCCGTCCAGCTTGCGTCATCGGTAAGCGTTCCGTAATTATAATCCGTTTGGATCATGCCCAGCATAAAGTCGTCTATCGTCGCTGATACCGTTCCCGTGGTCGGAGAGGTAGACGTTCCGCTGTTTGTGTTCGTGTTGCGCACATTGCCCGATAATCCAGACACTTCAAAGGCGTGGATTTCACGGCGTTGAACGGAGCCAGACCATGTTGCTGTAACAGTACAAGCTGCTGAACTCCCGACAGAGGCGATAAATACATCCCATCCAGCATCGTCCGTTGTGAGTGCGCCAGTTTGTACGTCTGGAGTGCTTGAGTAGGTATTTGTCTGCGTGTCTGAAATCGTGGGGTCTAATGTGGATGCGTTCGCTGCCTGCGCAACACGGGTCATCACGACAATGTGATTGCCAGCAGTGACGTTGCTACCGAATACAATAGAAATTGTAGCGCTTAATGACGTGCTAGATACTACCGTTGGTTGCTGGATTACAGTAGTCATTTATATCCCCACTCCGCCAAGGTGTTTCCCCCTACGAGATCGCCCCATGCCTCAACTAACAAAGGGGTTTCATAGTCGCGCCAGTAAGATTGAGTGCTATTTTTCGTCGGCGTGTCAGAACGCAACAGGTCTTCCCATGCGTTTTTAATGTATTTTACCCCGAATCGATTGGCTATATTTCTCATTTCAGCATCGGAAGCGATTAGGGATTCATACCTCACGGCAATAGGTCGCCATCCGATATAAGCGGCCAAACTTTCTTTATACGGCCTGCCGTCAAAGCTACGCATTGCAGCAATCAAGGTTCCCTCTGTCACGGGCTTTTTACACATTCGCACCCATGAAACCAGCATATCCTTCGGGTTACGAATAACAGCAATATCCGCCTTTCTTACCCCGTACTCTATATGCTGTCGGTGTACTGGCAGGCCAAGTAGCTCAACCGCCAGTGCGAGCGCATTTGTGCCTGATTTGGGGTGGCCTGTTACTGTAATCACGCTAGCCTCATCGCGTAAAGATTGCTATTTCCGGCAGGCATAAAAACAACGGCCTTGAATTGTGGCATATACGCCATTCGGCCATGCGAATAAACCGAAGCTGGCAAGCTCGAACCTGTTGTGGAAAGTGCTGTGATAGTCAAAACAGTGCCGCTTATTGTCATCTGGTAGATTGTTGTCGCACCTTCAGCAAGGAATAAAAACCTTTCGTTATCCGGGTCAAAGACCAATGACGCATACGCCGGTACGCTTGCCTCG